CTCGGCGTGGAACTGCAACGGCATAGTGACGATTGGCTCAGAAATGCTAAGGCAACGCTTGGAGACGAAGCGACTTGAGCGGCAACGGCGATGCGCTGATTTGACGAGATTTGCAAAGGCATGGCGGAGCAAGGCTCAGACGAGCAATGGAATGGCAAGGAAAAGTTGGGGAGAGCAAAGGCTATGGATGCAAGGCGTAGCTTTGATATGCAAAGGCGATGCAAGGCGTAGCGAAGCGATGGCAATAAGTAGATACGACATGCTTTGGCATTGAGTAGCTAGGAGCAGAAAAGCAAAGGCAAAGCATGGTATAGCCGTGATTTGCAATGGCAAAAAATGAAAGGAGACAAGATGAAAGCGTTTATTGAAGTTGCCCTAATGTGGGGCATAGCACTGGCAGTGGTTTTGGCGGTATTTCTGCTGAACTTCTGGATGGTGCATCACATCGGTATTCTGGTAGGAGCATCAGCTGCCCGTGGAATCATCACGGTATCTATGGCAATGGCTACGGCATGGATACTGAGTTTTGGAGGTAATAAGAGTGAAAAGCCTGAAAGCTAATGTCCTTTGTACGCTTGGAATCGCGTTAGCGATCTTTTCGGTAGGATGCGGCGATGCAATCCAAAAAAGTCAGAGCACAGTAGCAATGTTTGGATACGTTTTCCTTTCGTGTAGCTTCCTCGCCGCAGCACTCGTCTTGTGCGCCATTGGGGTCAGCTCTGAAAATGAACGTATCGAACGGGAAAATCGCAAAGTAAAACGCATTCCTCACCATACCAACAAGTGGAGGGACGCACAATGAAATGCCCAATGTGCGGTAGCGACAACATTACAACGGTTGATAGCCGGTCTGACCACGATAGCATTGTTCGCCGTAAGAAGTGTATTTCCTGTAGCCATCGGTGGTCTACCATCGAAATTGACAAAGACCAGTGGTACAGCGCACTGCAAATCAAAGAGGAGCGTAAGAGAGGGAGACCAAAAGATGATTAACCTTGACAGATTCGGTGGTGTGACCGATCCGGAGGACGGCGTGTACTTCATGACCAACGAACAGATGGCGGAAGCCAAGGAAGCCGACCGGATGGCAGCGATTGAGGACTTACAGTCTGAGATTGAGGACAGGGAAGCAGAGCTGAAAGACCTCCGTGCGCAGTTGGCAGACCTGATGGCTGGTTGATTTTGTACAGCCGAGTTAAGCCGAAGTAAGAAAAATTAAGCCTAATGAAGCCGAAGAAAGGAAAGAAAAATGGCAGTATTAGTAATGGTCTATGGTCATTCCGGCAGCGGAAAGTCTGCTTCGCTTCGGAACTTTGACCCGGAACAGGTGGCGGTTATCAACGTGCTTGGAAAGCCGCTGCCGTTCCGAAGCAACATGAAAACATACATTACCAATGATTACGGCAAGATCGATGCCGCAATCCACAGCACCAAACGTAAGTCCATCGTTATTGACGATGCCACCTACCTTATGACCGGCGAGTTTATGCGGAACGCAAAGGTCGCCGGATACCAGAAGTTCACCGACATGGCAGCCAACTTCAACGCCCTGCTGATGCGAGCGAAGGAGCTGCCGGACGATGTGGTGGTTTACTTTTTCGGACACAGCGAGCGTGACGGCGATGGCGGAGAGAAGTTTAAGACCATCGGCAAGCTGCTGGACGAGAAGGTCTGCGTGGAAGGGTACTTCACCATCGTCCTGAAAACCGTTGTACAGGATGGGCGATACCTGTTCAGCACTCGCAACGATGGGATGGACACCGTGAAAACCCCTCTTGGGATGTTCAACGATGCACTGATCGAGAACGACCTCGCCGCCGTAGACAAGACCATCCGTGAGTATTACAACATCCCGGTTCAGCCGGATAACAAAGGAGAGTAACAGATGAAGAACATTAACTGGAATGACGTACAGGAAGCAACCGAGCGCCGCGACCTGCCTGTTGGCGGCTATGTTGCCGGTATCTGCAAGGCAACGGACGAGCCTGAAAAGGAGCGCCTGAACATCGAGTGGGAAGTCGCAGAGGGTGAGTTCAAGGGATACTGGCGCGAGCAGACCGCTTCCCTTATCGAGCGTGGCAAGCTGAATCCGGGCGAGTGGGCATGGGGTGGAAAGACCATCAAGAGCTACAAGGAAAAGGCGCTGCCGTTCTTCAAGGGCTTTATCACCGCTGTTGAGCAGTCCAATCCTGGTTACAAGTTCAACAACGATGAAAAGACCCTGCGTGGCAAGCTGGTCGGCGTGGTTCTCCGTGAGGAAGAATACATGGGAAACGATGGGAACATTAAGACGAAGCTTGTCGTTGACCGCTTTACCAGCGTGGACAAGATTCGTTCCGATGACTATGAGGTCAGGCCGAAGAAAACGCTGGCTGGTGGGTCTGGTTCTGGCTACTCGCAGGGCGGGAACGATGACTTTTCTGTGATTGACGATGATGGTTCGTTGCCCTTCTGATTGGAGATGCGCATGAATCGGGAAGAAAAAACGCATTGGACGCAAGATAAAATCTTGCTGTATGTGAAAGCCTGTATGTCTGCCACTGGTTTAACCAGAATGCCATCAAGAAGTGAATTGAGCGAGTATTACGGAAACGACAAGTTGACAAATGCAATTCGCCGTTTTCCGGGTGGCTATTACAAAATAGCTGAAATCCTTAATATCGAAATGAAAGAAAGCGAAACGCAATTCGGAAAGTATGGCGAAGACCTTGCTACAAAACTGCTGGAAGAACATGGATTTGCGGTTGAGCGAATGTCAACTAGATACGCCTATGACCTTTATGTTAATGGCAGCGTTAAGGTTGATGTGAAAACGGCAAGGCCGAGCAGAGCAAATAAGAGTTTTTGCTATTCGTTTAATCTTGAAAAACGATTCCCTACTTGCGATGTTTATTTTCTGATTGCAAAAAACGAAGAGAAGGAAAGCATTTATATAGTTCCTGCTTCCATCAACCAGACGCAGATTGGTCTTGGAACTGGAACGACTGTGTACAGCAAATATCAAGACCGATATGACATTATCACTGATATGAGCAAGGCTTTCGCTTCGGCAAAGTCCTGACCGCCTACCTTATATAAGAGCTGCGCTATCTGGCTGGACGGGCGTTTGGAAAGATGATTACCTGTTGTCTCAACTGCATATCACGCTGCACAGCCTGCCACGACACTTGCGAGAAGTACAAGGCAGAGAAGAAAGACTTCGAGGAGCGCAAGGCATTTGTGTATGAGTTGAACCACAGCCAGAGCGTGTATCACCGTGATTATGAGGACAAGCACCGGGAACGTGGCAAGAAGCGGTATCTCGGAAGTGAATTTAGAGGTGAACGAGGATGAAAAGAAAGTATAAGCCGGGCGGTTACATCATTTCACTTGATGACTTGATGAAACAGGAGTTTGTTTACTGCGCCGGAAAACTTGTTCACAAAGGCTGGTTTTGTAGCTGGCAACTGCGATATGCAAATAGCGAACTTGCTCGGCTGCGTATCAGAGAAGCCAAAAAAATCGAGGACAACGCATGAACACCGGCAAGCAGTTTGAAGCAGACTTCAAAGCGTCCGTGCCACCCGATGCGTGGTGCTACCGGCTGAAAGACAGTGCGGCCACCTACTACGGCGGCAACGAGAACCTGTCCTTTTCCATCGACAACATCTGCGACTTCCTTGTGTACCGTTACCCGATGAACCACCTGTTTGAGCTGAAAACCATTGAAACGCCCTCTATCCCTCTGGAAAAGGTGTTCGGAAAGTACGACAAGGCAAAGTGCAAATACCGCAAGGAAAAGCACATCACGGACATGGTGGATGCAATGGGGTACAGCGGTCAGACTGCCCATGTGATAGTCAATTACAGGGCGGTCAGCCGCACCTTTGCAATCCCTGCCAGCAAAGTTCTGGCGTTCCGATACAACGAAATCCGCAAGAGCATCCCTTGGCAGTGGGCAGAGCAAGAGGGGATAGAGGTCAAAGCAAAAAGGCTGCGTGTCCATTGGCGGTATGACGTGGATGCACTGTTAAAAAGATTGGAGAGAGAAAATGAGCATCGAGGTTGCAATTTGTGACCGTTGCGGAGAGTGCTTTTTGTGGCACGGAGAAACAGACGGAATCCGAAAAATCAAAATCAAAGAGCGTGGATACGAGTGCTCGCCTGATCGTTCGTTTATGCTTTGCCCCTCTTGCATGGCTGCACTCAATGACTGGCTGAAAGGAGAACAGGAACGACAAGCAAAATGGATTTACGACCATGAAAGCAACTCAATCGAGTGTGACAAGTGCAGAGCAGAATACAAACTCTCGCCGTATGAACGTGTATCGGATTTTGATTATTGCCCGAACTGTGGCGCAAAGATGGAGGAGTGACGATGTACGATTGCTCAAAATGCCCAGCACGTCAGAGTTGCATTGCGGCAGCGCAGCCGGGTTCCGCTTACTGCGTGATTAAGCTGATGCAAACCGGTGCGTCAAAGGCAGACATGGAATTTGCCACGCCACAGCAGCTCCCGGACTTCTGCCCCTACTGCGGGAAGCCGCTGCGCATCATCGGAAGCGAGCGATTTTGCAATAACCCGCGCTGCCTAAACCGATACCAGCCGATGGGACGGTGACAGGTACTGGGAGATGGTTGGCAAGTTCAAAAAAGAAGACATGACACCTGACGAGTTTGCGGATTATATCACAGCAAAGTCAGAACAGGTCGAAAAAGAGCTGAGAGAAAGGTGGAGCTAATGGCAATGTTTTCGGTAGAGGACATTTCAGAGATTACTTCAAGAAATCCGAAGTTTTGTCGCATTAAAAGAGCCACGTTCACTTGCGACTTCTGCACCACTAGCGTCGATGTGTGCGATGAACGTATTGCAACTGCTCTAGCGGATAGCAAAAAAACTCCTAATTGCCCGATTTGCGGAAAGAAAACTATATGCAGTCTATATGAGTTTCAATCGCACGAAAATCCAAACATCATAGAGGATGTTAGATGGAGGTAACAATGTTTGAATTTGTAACCCGCTGGCTGGTCTGCTTAGTCCTGCTGGCGGTAGTAGTTCAGTCTGAACGGACAATCAAGAACATGGCGAACAGCCTGTTTGAGGAACGGCAGGCAATGCTCGTCTGGCTGTTCGTCAACGTGTGTCTGGTCGTTTGTACGGCTGTTGCGATGGGGTGGAAGTAAATATGGAAATTAAATCAATAAATGATATTCTAATGCCGTTTAGCGACATTGATGTTGCGGAAGCATTTTATCATCATTCGGAACTTTACATGAAAACAGAGAACGTTTCAACTACGATAGTAAGCGGAAATTTTGCTACGCTGGTTTATAACGCTGTAAATTTGAAAAACGGTTCGTTCAAAAGTTTTGCCGATTTAGAAAACGTTCAAAGAGCTAAGGTACATATTGAGAGAGAGTAACCAATGGAAAATGAATTTTACTGTCCAATGAAAATGACCAGCAATCCGCTTGGTCGGTGCGTATGCGAGAAAGAAAAGTGCGCTTGGTGGAGACAGTCTGGCAACTGTTGTTCCGTCTGGCAGATTGCACTGGAACTGGACAGAATCGAAACGAAGATGAAGAGGTGAGAGTGATGAGACTTGTTGACACAGAGGATGTCATTGATGCATTGGGGAACATGGAAGAAGCCATCGACCTAAGAGAAGCCGAAGAATGGATTGATACGGTTCCAACCGCTATGCAGTTATGGACAAGCGTAAAAGACGCACAACCTAGTGAAAATGGGGTTTATTTTGTTGTTTACGATTTTTGGTATTGGCGCAACTGTATTAGAACAATGAAGTTCAAAGATGGAAAATGGTTTGATGACGGATACCCGGTCAAGTTTTGGATGCCAATTCCTAGAATTCCTAAAGAGGATGAATAATGAACGAACTTAACGAAAAGTACGAAATTATTTACACAGACCCGCCGTGGCCGCAGAAAAAAGGAAACGTCAGAAAATGCAGACCAAATCAAGGAAAAGAACTTGATTATCAAACTCTTTCGCTTGATGATTGCTTTTCCATTCAAGACGTTTTCTTTGAAAACACAGCAGACCGCAACAATGTGTTTATGTGGTGCATTGACAAGTTTTTGATGGAAGCGGAACGGCAAATGGCAAAGCGTGGCTACAAGCTCCATGCGAGAATGGTTTGGGATAAAGAAAACGGCGTTGCTCCTGCTTTTACGGTTCGGTTCTCACACGAATATCTTTTGTGGTTCTACAAGCCCGGAAAAATGCTGATGCCAAGAAGAGAAACGAGAGGTAAATACACAACGATACTTCGAGAACCCGCTACATATCACAGCCATAAACCGCAATGCGCCTATAAAATGTTAGAGGATATGTTTCCAACAGCTAAAAAGATTGAACTATTTGCAAGAAACCATCGTGATGGATGGGACGCTTTCGGAAACCAAATTGAGGAGGTCTGACACATGGCAACACCCCCGAAGCGTGGTCGTGGTAGACCGCCGCTGACCGAAGCTGAAAAGAAAAAGCGTGAGAAGCGGGCGCAAAAGGCGAAAGAAGAAGCCGCTGCGAAGCGTGAGAAAGAGCGTGAGAAGAAGAAGCAACAGATGCTTAACAAGCGGAAATCTATCCGCTCACAGGTGAGTAAAAAGGTGAAAGAACAGCAAGAGTTGGCTATCGAGAAATCGAAGATGATGAACACAGGCGATTTGCAGTCAAGAATCGGCGATGAAGAAGACAAAAAGGTTGTTGGAATGATTGCCGCAAAGTATTTTGGCGACCTTCCGGGCGTGGACATGAATAACCCCATTGAAGTGCAGCAACGCCTGGACTTCTTCTTTGACGCTTGCATTGAAGCCAGAATCTCCCCTGTGGTGGAATGGATTGCGCTGGTGCTGGGCATCGAATGGCCTAGCCTGAGACAGATTATGACAGGCAAGCGCCGTGAAGACAGTTTGCAGCAGAAGTACATCCTAAAACTGATTCTGCAAATGCAGTCCATGTGGGCATACAACGGTATGTATGGTCAGGAGAATCCGGCAGAGTGGATTTTCCGAGCCAAGAACTACTTTGGTATGCGTGACAACGTGGAAGTCACCGTTGCACCGCCAGAACAGCCGTTGGGCGATGCCCAGAGCGCAGAGCAGCTTGCCCAGAAGTACCAGACGGCTTTGCCGAAGGGGATTGACGTGGAGTACAGAGAGGTGACAGACGATGCAGACTGACAGAGGAATCTACCACAAGCGAGTATGCGACCGCTGCGGAGCGGTTCTTGGCGGCAGGATGATGAACCCTGACGAATACTTCAAAGACTGGGCGTGGCGGAGGGACACAGGCGACCTATGCCCAGAGTGCTACGAGGAGTATAAGCGAGTGATCGGGCGGTTCAACAGAAGAAAGAGAGGGCAGAGAAGATGAAAGATTATGGAATCTACCGATGCAAGCGGTGCAATCAAGAAATCATTACAAAGGACACTGAAGTGCTTAGAACTGGACAACTTAAACGTATCTTATCAGCAGAAAGCATTACTCTGTTTGCGTTTGAGAATAGTTGGATTCACCACTGCCAGAATAACAGCATTGGCGTTTGTGAGCTAATAGGATGGGAAGCGGAAGAATGAAAAGATGTTCAGTTTGGCGTTGCAAACAATGCGGCATGGTTATCTACAACACCGAAGATGCGAAAATTCCTGACAATGCGTTTGACGAACTTTTTAGCTCGAACACTGTTTGCAACAACCTTACAGGGTTCGATTTGCCAACCGTTAAATATACGCATCGTTGTGACCCTCAAACAATTGGATTGTGTGATTTTATTGGATGGAGGAAGCAAGAATGAAATACAAAGTCGAAATTGTGGCCTATGAATCCTATGGAGAAATCAATCTTGGAACTTTTGATGTTGAAGCTAATAATGAAGAAGAAGCTGAGCTGAAAGCTCGAAAAATGGCGAGGAAGAAGCATCCGAATCTCGAGGATTTCGACGTTATGGCTTTGGAGATGATAAAATGACCTACTGTACCACCGAACATTGCTCTTGCATGGGCATCAAACAGTTCTCCGCTGGCAAGGCTATCCGATGCACAGCAGAATCCTGTAAGAACAAATCCGAGCCGTCCTGTGGCTCTTGCAAATGGTACGCAGAGCCGGAGGGAGTGTGCGTGAACGACCAGTCAGAACACGTTGCAGACTTCGTGTGGGATAAACGTGGATGCGAGGAATGGGAGAGAAAAGATAATGAATAACATTGTAAACGGACTGATTGTGGTTTTTGCATCTTTTTTAGTCGGAACACTTATATGTGGAATAGCATATCTCATTGAAAAAATTTTAATATGGGATTTATTTTTGAACGAAATTCCTGATGGAAATAAAAAAGTTTTTGCAGATGCAATCATACACATCATAGTTTATTTGATTGGGTTTGCGGCATTATATGCGATGTACAAGGCAGGAGTATAAAAATGACAGCAGGAGATAAAATCAGGAAGCGCAGGCTTGAACTGGAAAATAGGAGTGATGGGATGAGGCTCGGCAATGGTGTTCTGCTGGATAGTAAAGGAAAGTTTCTCTGCCGTACCGTGGACAAGTCCTGCTCAAACTGTAAATGGCACGACAGATTCTCGTGGGTCTGCTGCAATGGTATGTCTGAGTGCAAGACTTATTTTGCAGAACCAGACTATGTGTGCAAAGACTGGGAGAAGAAAGATGACAACAGGGGAGAAAATCAAGAAGCGCAGGATTGAACTTGGCATCACGCAGAAAGATGTTGCGAGGATGATTGGAACAACCAGTGCGTACGTCAGTGCCGTTGAAAAGCAAAAGCGTGGCGTAAAGAAGGAAACGCGGCTGGCAAAATTCGCAGAAGCCCTTCAATGCAGCGTGAACGATTTGAAGTCGGATGTGCCAAAAGGCATGGTAGACCCAACCAATGACGACTTCGGAGCGGTCTGCAACTGCGCTGTCCGCTATTGCTTGGGCAGACGGTCATATATGCCTAGTCTTGTTTGCAGATACATCATCTCGCTTCTGCCGGAGCTGACCGACAAGACGTTGGATTGCTTTGAACGTGACATTGCAGAGCGCAAGCGGACAGGATTTGACTTTGGCGATTCCTGCGACTATGAGACGTGGGATGCGTTCTACAAGGCGGTTTGCACGGAGATTGAAAGGAGAAAGAAAAATGTCTTTGCTTGAAATTGTACTCGGTTTTGTTTTGACGACAATGATTGGTTTTGTGTTCGTTTTTCCGATTTATTTGCTCGAAAAATATATAGTTCTTAGAACTTCGGAAAAATACATAGACAACATAACCTTGAAAGCCATTGCGGTTGTAGCAGTCAATGTTCTTTTCTTTCTTGTTGGGTTTGCAATCATATTTAGCGTTTACGGTTAAGTTTGAATAACACGATTTGAAGAAAGGACGAGCAATGAGAGCCAGACCGATTGATGCCAATGCACTACGGAAACGCATTGAAGAATGGATGCAGGAATTAGAGCAAGAGTTTACTGTTGAGTACGCCTACATGGGATATGCGCTAGATGATGTGCTTGATTACATCGACACTGCACCAACAATCGAGGTAAAAGACAATGGCTAATTATCCAGAATATCTTGAACGAAACGCACTTATTGAAAGAATCCAGAAAGCATATTGCGATGGCTGCGAGAACTACAATGGAGTTAGATGCCGTGCTTGCGGCATTGGCGATGCCATTGACATTGTGGAAGATGCTCCGACAGCCTTAGAGCGTACCGCTGAATGGATTGTACAGGACGATACGTTCACAAGGTTCGAGTGTAGCAGATGCCACACAAAAAATCATCACACACGTTGGAACTACTGCCCGAACTGTGGAGCGAAAATGGAGAACGCGCATGGCTAACACACTTTGGCATCCAGCAAGCGAACCGTCACGAGAGCGGACGCAGCCTTTGTTGCTTGCGGCTAAGACAACGTGGCGTGATAAAGATGGAAAAATGTTGCAAGGAATCTCGCCAACAACGTATTTTCTTGGCTGTTACGCAGACGGTCAGTTCTGGGACGATATAGGAGAGAGACTGCCGGAAGGTGTGACTGTGACGCATTGGATGGCGTTTCCGATGGTATGAGGTGATGTATATGGACAAGTATGCATGGCATTCTGTGCGAGATGAATTGCCGCCGTCAGATGCTCCGATGCTGATTCTGATGGTAAAACATATCTACCAAAACGAAAATGACTATGAGCGATACATGAGACTTGGATTTTATGCGCCAGCATTCGGTAAAAAGGCGTGGCGAGATGAATTCAATGACCCACTAGAACACAACGACTGGTATGTTGTGACTCACTGGACGTATGCGCCAAAAGAGCCAAAGGAGGACTAATATGAGATTAATCGATGCTGATGCACTGCGCCAGAAGATTGAAAGGTGGAAGAATGAATCCAACAAAGGAAGCTCGTTCTCTGATTCTGTAGAGGGTTTTGCCTACGATGAAGTGCTGTGTGCTATTGATGTAGCGCCGACTATTGACCCGAACATTCAGCGTCCTGTGGCGCATTGAATGACGTTTCCGATGGTATAGGAGGGCTTATGGAAAACAATATCGTTGTTACGCAAGATATGATTGACGCATTCACGGAGGAAATGCAGGAAGCATACAAAAAGTACGGTGATGATGAAGAAATCGTTCACAGCATGATGGACGGCATCATGTGTGAAACCTTAGAAAAGCTGGGATTTGCAGAAGGTGTGGGAATCTTTAACGAAGCACCGAAATGGTATGCGTAAGGAGCGGTAAACATGACGAACAAGAAGTTTGGAATCATCGTTATAGACTTGAGTCTTTTTGACTTCGGGCCGAAGCCGCCTTGCGGGTACATCAAGGCAAAACATATCCGCCCAGCGTACGGTAAAGGCGCAAGGCCTGTCAAAGCACATAAGCGAATCACGAGAACAAGAGAGGGATTTAGAAAGTGACAGAACTCAAGAGATGTCCGTTCTGCGGTGCGGAACCGCCGACTGTAAAAGTGCTTCATCCACTTGACATTAACATGGCTAATTGGGTAGTCTGCGGAAAATGCGGGGTGAGCACTTCTGTAACATTTGGCAAGGAAAAAGCCATCGAAGCGTGGAACAAACGCTACAAAGAGGATTGAGCATGGACAAAAAACGAGACAGCTTTACATTCCAACGATACTACTTTGAAGCCATCTCCACACTCAAAAGTAAAGAGAAGTTGGAACTCTACGATGCAATCTGTGCATACGTTTTTGAAGGAAAAGACGCAACTTTGAACTCAAAAAAGGCAGAATCTTGTTTCATTTTGATTAAACATCTGCTCGATGAAGAGTTGAAAAGAAGCGATATTGCGTCAAAAGGATGGTCTACACGAAAGCCGGTTCATCCTCATGTCATAAATGAGATGAAGGTCAGCTCATCTATGAGTTCAAAGTCAGATGACGATGAACTCATTATATCAACTGACAGTCAGATGAACGTAAAGACCTTGCCGGAAAGTGCAGTCAAGAAGAAACCTGACATCTTCTCCGACTTTGCTCATGGCGATAAAGCCCTGTTGGAATCCCTGCGAGAGTTCGCACAGATGCGTACAAGAATCAAAAAGCCTATGACAGACCGGGCGAAACAGATGCTCTGCAACAAGCTGGAAAAGTTTGATCGGCATGATTGGAAAGCCATTCTCGACCAGAGCATCTATGCCGGGTGGCAGGACATTTACGCATTGAAACAGGATGACCAGTACGAGCAAAGTACGGAGATGGAGTTTCCTAGACTATGACAATGGACGTTCAAACGGTATTTATCGGTGCGCTTATGCTCTGCAATCCGGGCGTTGTGGATGAAATCATACCAGACCTTGAACTTGACTTGTTCAGACCTGAGCTGAGAGACGCTTTTGCAGCTGTTCAGGGCTATTGGACGGCTAGGGGTAAGATAGATATAGTCGAGATAAACACGCAGCATCCGGACGTAGCGCAGACGCTCTTGGCGTGTGTACAAACCTGTGAATCAGAGTGTGTACGAATTGACAGGGAGCAGATGCAGCGTTGGGCACAGCTTATCAGAGAACAAGCTGCACTCACTCGTGTGCAAGGTCTGGCATTTCAGATGACCAGCGAGCTTACCGACTATTCTGATCTATCAGACATTTACCAGCAGATGGGCGAAGCAATGAGCCTGAAAGCTGAGGAAGAAGATGCGTGGACATACGAGGATGTGCTGAACGACTATGTGCTTCACATGGACGAAAAGCCTGTGTATATCAAGACAGGCCTAGAGCGTCTGGATGAAGCACTGCACATCTCACCGGGTGATTTCATCATCATCGGCGGCAGACCGTCTGCGGGCAAGACAGCCCTGTCTCTGCAAATAGCAGCAAGCATGGCAAAACAGGACTACACCGTGTACTATTTCAGCTTGGAAACCAGCAAACGCAAGCTGGGCGCTCGTCTGATGGCCAATCAAATATACTGCCCTCTGGACACGGTGAAAAATAAGGCGGTCAGCTTGAATGAGATTGACGGACAGGCAAAGAACATGAAGATGCCCTTATATATACGCTCCGCTGCCGGAAAGAACGTGGCGTGGATGAAGGCGCAGGCTCTCCGTAAAAAGGCTCAGGTTATCTTCGTAGACTATCTTCAACTCATCCACGAAACAGGCGCAAAGGACAGATATGCCGCCATTACAGCCATATCCATTGCCCTGCACGAACTGGCACAGACCACAGGCATTGTTGTGGTGGCACTGGCACAACTCAATCGAAACCCATCCAAGCCCGGAGCAACGCCTACTAACTCCGACTTGCGAGAGAGCGGACAGATTGAACAGGACGCAGATGCAATCATCCTTCTGTCCGGCGACAACCCCGACAAGTATCTGTTCCGGCTGAGTAAAAACAAGGAAGGCGAGATAGGCGACCTTCCCATCACGTTTAACAAGCAGATTCAACGGTTCCAAGAGTATACTTGGATGGATTGAGCACATGGGCTGTCAGCAATGGCAGTCTTTTGTTTTTGCCAACTCCACGAGAAAGCCTGTTTTAAGGCGTTTTAGATGCTAGACGATAACTTTATCGACTTAATCTCAAAAGCACGCCACAGACGCTCGTAGGCGTCTCTCCGTTGATGCTGATGGTATATCTCAAACTAGACCATGTGATTAGACCGATGCAGGAGCGTAGAGAACGGCTTTTCAGGGTCAGGCGTGAAAGTTATCGGGTCAATCAGAAAAGCGCGGCAGACAGGCTTTTACACGCCTTTCCAGCGATGATAGCAGCCAGATGGACGAATGCTAACGACTATTCATCCAATCGCAGGGCTGATTGAGACGAAAAAACGCTTTGACTATCACTTTCGCAAATGGCTTTCAAATTTTTGTCCCCTTTCCCCCTTGTTTCCTCTTTCCCCCTTTTGTCCCCCTCTTTCCCCTACAACCCCTATTACCCCCTATAATCCCCCTAACATCTTCCGTGCTCCCCCTTTCCCTCCCCGTGTGTTTAGCGCGTCCGCGGGCGTTATATGCGCCAGCGCGCGCGTTGACGGAGCCGGGTGTGCTACGATAGTTCAAAAGTGAATAAATAACAGTTATGCGAAATTGCAAACTGGTTCTTTCCCCCTACAACCCTCTATCTCCAAACCTACACCGTTAGCCAGCAGAGCAGACCGTAGGCGAGAACTAGCGTGAGGTTCGGACTGGTGGATAGTATACGACTATTTCACATGGAGAATTGACTTCATTTTGTAGTCGGTTGAATATGTAGAAATGTTGCATTGAATATTCCTAGCAGAATGCTATGAATTAATTAAAATACCATAGTAAGTTGCTGGGAATTAAATCGAGAAGGAACAGACCAAATCGGATGGTACGACTATTTTAGCAGAATAATCCCTAGATAGTTACTAGGATATATAGGCGTATATTATAATAAGTACAGTTGATATACGAATTTGGTATGGCTAGGCGATAATAAAATTGACAGGTGTCTTGACATATATTGATTTTTGGGTGGTCGGATGACTTAGCGACTATCGCATCTCTCTTTCCCTAAAAGGCAAACGACTATTTCACACAAAAATTACACGACTATTTGACGATGATTCACAAGAAAACGCTACGACTATTACCATACGAATATCGGCAGACCGCTCGTTACTATACTATATATAGGACTTTCAAAAGCTAGCCATCTGACGACTTTACGACTATCCCAAGACTATTTTATTGGAGAAGCTACGACTATTCCAGAAGCGGTTGCGACTATTCCAGCCGGAACGCTACGACTATTGCTGACCTCTATTGGCTATCGGGCGAAAGCCCGAAAAGAGATGCGGCGGTAGCCGTCAATGGTTCCGCGCCGCCGCCGGACTGACCCTGTACAGGTGGAGACGTTGACCCCCCCCCCCCCACCAGCAGGCGCGTCGGGTCTGTACTGCTGGCAGCGTGTCAGCACTTGCCAGCAATCCGCACATGATAGGAGCTGACCCCGCCGGGCTGGCACGGTTTGCGGTATGCTGCACCCTTATATACCTTATTATAATAGGCGGCTACCCTGCCCTGTACAGCGTCCGGCGTGGCGGTGGCATCTGGATAGATGGAAGTGCTGCGTTTGACGGTATGCCCTCCAACGTGTCGCAGGCGGTGCATAGTGGTTTGTGTGGTTGTTGTATTGTGTGCGCTGGAATGGGTCAAATTAACGGAAATGCCCCTGTAAAGCCCTGTGCGCTGTTTTGCAGCGTGTGTGATAATAACCTTGCATGGACTGCACAAAACGCGCTGTAAACGCTTGTATGGGGCTGTATTGCCGCCGGGCAGAAATAAAAGCCCTGCACCCTCAGCAGATGCAAGGCAAAAGAAAAGCCCGGTCATTTCTGACCGGGTGGAATGCTTCTTATTTGGACGCTTTAAACAGTGCCGAGAAAAACCAGAAGAAAAATAGAAGTGCGGATAATATCACAGCTTGCACCCCCTTATACCACGCTAAAACGCTTGTATGTGGTGCGCTTGCTGCACTCGGCGTAAATATCCGGGTGCGCAGCCTGTAAAAGCTTGCTGTCTAACCGGACGCTTTGCACATCCTTGTAAATAGCTTTTGCGGTACCCTGCACCATTTCTGGCGCACCTTGCATCATGGTTATAATATCAGCTTTAATGCTTTCGTTCATTGCTTCAAGCTCTTCCAAAAGCCGTTTGTTTTCGCGGTACTCGTTTACCTTTTCTTCAAACAACGTCATTTTTTAGCCCTCCAAAATTCCTTTATTCTTGAATAGCGTTCTAAGGCTGTGCTTTTCGTATTCTCTCCAATTTTCACCAATCGCAAGCGCTGAGTTTTGCGCCCAAAATGGGACGCCCGCCCGGTCAAGCTGACCAAACAAAAAATGAATTGTTTTGTCTGCCTTGTCCAAAAACCCGATGTCGTCCGGGTCTTTTTCCCTGCAATAGGAAATTTCAGCCATCCAATATGCAAGGGATTCCAATAGGCCGTATGCCTTTTTATTTGCCGTGTATGTCATTTTTTTAGCCCTCCTCAGCTATTAAGAAATGCGATCATAACAAGTGCGCCGGAGATCATGCCGCCAATATACCAGAGGGCGGCCCACTGGGAAAAGTCAAGAGTAATCATTTTTTACACCCTCCTATTAGTCAAATTCCGGCATAGCCAAAATAATTTTTTTGCACCGCTCAACACTCAAGCGGTACGGCTTGGAGCGGAGCAGGTTATCAGCTACAATCTGAGTGTATACCATCAACGGCAACTCAAACAGCCCGGCACACTTGGGATACAGGCGCACGGCCTGATTTCTAATTTCGGCGTTTAATTCGTCGGTTCTCGTCATCGTTTAGTCCTCCTTATACTGCGGGATGTAGCCCAGCACCTTAACTTTTGCCGGGATAGTATAATAAATCTGCCCACAATCGGGACACCAAACAGCGTCGTACTGCTTGCCATCGTCGCCCAGTGCCTTGCACTCTACCTCGCAGGTAAAGCGTTTTAGCGCGGCTTCCGCAAACATTGCGGCAACATCTGCGGCGGGCTGTGCGTTATATGCTGCCACTGCTTTTTCAGCGTCTGCCAGCGTGTCAAATGTGCCAAGTGTCCAGCCCGCACCCTCCAAGATGTAGTCTACCATATACAGGCCGTTGTCACTGCACCAGAGCCACACAACGGGCTTAATGGTCATTCTGCGGTTGTTCTGGGCTGCATAGAGCTGGTCAAGTGTGCCAGTCATTAACGTGCCGTCCTCAAATGTGGCGGTATAGAGCTCACTGCATTTATATGCCTTTCTCATGTTTTGTCCTCCTGTTTTGTAACGGTATTGTGGTTGTAGTCCATATTTATCTGGACTGATTATATTATATCCATATATATATGGATTGTCAATGCTTTTGGCAAAATTTATCCATATAAATATGGATAAAATAAAGCGTCCGAAATTGTACACTTTACCGGACGCACTGAGCAGGCAGCCCAGCCCCGCTGCCGTCACGATCTGCCCGCGTGGGCGGTCTGGTATCGAGTGCAGGCCGGTGCAGTCTGTTCGGGTGCGCTGGGGCTGGGGTCTCCACCGGAGGGGTATACAGCCGCCGCCCAGCCCCGCCCGGTGAGTAGCGCGAAAAATCTCCAAAATAAAAAAGGCGTTTTTCCTCGCCTACCCACCCTCTCTTTTCTGCACAAAACACCCCCACCCCTATCTCAAGTTCCAAAAATTTCCCGCAAAAACAAAAAGACCCCTACAAAGGGTCTGTGTTCTGTGCTATACTTTCCTTACAAGCCTTGAAAGGGAGGAATCTACAATGGCTAAAAGCAAAATGACAACGTGCAAGCACTGTGGAGCAGAGATTGCCGCAAGTGCAAAGGTATGCCCTCAGTGTGGCGGTAAGAACAAGCCGCCCATCTACAAGCGCTGGTGGTTCATCGCCATCATTGTTTTGATTGTCTTGTCTGCTATTGGTGGCTCTAGCGATAGCGGCAAGAAGGGCTTTGAAGAGGGCTACAAGGACGCTACGTCTAACAAGGCGAGTGCATCCACCGCTTCTTCCGTTGCTCCTGAAATCAGCGAGGACGATTACAAGGCAGAGTGCCAGACTGTGGACTATAAGGAACTGTGCCGTTATCCTGAAAAGTATGAAGGGACTAAGATTGTAGTCAAAGTAAAGGTCTCGCAGATTATTGACGCAAACTTCTCCGGCAGCGAGAAAGCATGGAGAACCTACACGGACAACAGCGGATATGGCTTCTATGCTGATGACGAGTATTATATGCTGGATAAGCGTGGCGGCGATGCTGTGAAGATTCTGGACGATGATATTATCACCGTCTATGGTGAGTTCACCGGGCTTGAAAAAATCACCAGAGCATTGACCAGCACCACCGATGAACTGCCCCGCATTGAAGTCAAGTACGCAGACCTTGTAGAAGGATAATCACATAACACAAAAAGCCAGCGGATAGATGCTCTCTAACCACTGGCTTTTCTATTTTCGCTTTCTAAATTTTTAGAAAGCGTTACTTATCCGTTTTTGCGGATGCTTGCATAGAGCAGACGGAAAGTTTCACGGCCTTTCGGCGTTACCCTGGTCTGTACGCCACCGTGCTTGTTCTTCTGGTTGCAGTATTCCTTGACCGCAAACAGGCCGTCACTCTTGCCCGCTTTTGGCAGGATGCCCTTGCTCTTGTCACGGTAGATGTAACCGTCAGAAATAAGCATCTTGATGAACAGGCGTTCAGGAATGCGCAGTTCCTTTGCGGTAGAGCGAAAGTTGGTAGACACGTTCCACGCCACGAGGTCGTCAAAGTAGTCTGCCTTTGGCTGCATCTCCTCGTTCTTCTCACAGAGCTGCTTGTTCTGCATCTGTAATGCTGCGCTCTTTTCTTTTTCGGCCTTCATGTTCTGAATCAGACCGATCACGAAGTCCGGGTTGGCAATAGCCGTCTCCAACAGGTTGTCGGTCATGTACATCCCGTTCTTACGGATGGACGGCAATACATCGTGAGTGACCCAGTGCTTGAACCTCTGTGCGCTTTCCAGCTTGCTGCTGAAAATCAGACTGTACAAACCTGATTCGTTGATGATGGTTGTCTTGCTCTTGTAATTAGAACCATCACCCTGAATCAGGGTAGTGGTTTTATCTTGTTCATCAACGTGTGCTGACAGTGCGTTCTCAGGCTTTGCGTAGCCAAGTGCTACCGCAATGTCCTTGCCAACAAACCAAGGGTCGTCATCAATGAGCATGACACGGATTTCGCCAAACTCGGCGTTGTTGAAGATTTTGATGTTCTCAGACAAAGAAAGTTGCATTAAAAAGCTCCTTTTCACTTGTGAGAGAAGCAATTTTCTGCTATAATAACGGCGAGAGAATGCTTCTCTCAGGGTTTACATGATACGTTCGCTGTGGTCGCCAAACTTTAGCGAGCGTATCATTTTTCGTTTTCATTGGTGGAATCCATCGGATGCAGCGTAAAGAATGCTTCACGGAACGCAGCAGAAATGGAAACCCGGTTCTTGATGCAATATTCCTGCAAGCTTGCAAACTGCCGCTCCGTCACGCTGATGGTAACGGTGTGACCGTAACGCTCTGCATAAGGACTGCTCATACACATTCACCCCCTTTCGTTTTGCTGTGCAATAAGTGTAACCGCAAAATATTAGGATGTCAAGAAAATACACCCCATATATTGTGTTCACTAGTGCGAGCATCAGATTTTTCCGTTCTGATTGGCTGCTCCTGCTTCGTACCCTGCCCGATAGTTCAGTTCGGACAGCTTGCCTAGCGCTTCTGCGTACTCCCTGTCCTCGCTGGTCGGCTCTTTGCCGTGTACGAGGGTTTTCAGAAATTCTTCGGTTGTCGTGGGAAAGTTCATGTTTTTTGCTCCTAACTCTTGCGGAAAGCAGCCCTTTTTGGTATAATAGATTCCGAAAAGGGAGACTGCCCCCTTGGTGGTTGCAGGTTCTCGTTTCGTGATGTGGATAAGCTATCAGTGGCTTCGTGGTGGTTGCGGCTGGTAGCTTATTTTTTTATGCCTTGATGTTCTCAACGTAAGATGCTACCCACTCGATACCCATGCGGATAACATCGACCTTTGAGATGTTCAATGCCTTTGCGCTGCTTTCCATGCTTGCGATCTGGTTCTCAGTGAGCCGGGTGCTTATCATGCGCAGCTTATCACGTTCCGAGGTTTCTGCTCGTCTTGCCAAGCCTATCACCTCGCTTTCGCTGAAACAAGTATAAAGCGTGAAAATATGCTTGTCAAGACCCAAAGTTTTACGGAAATGAAGTTTGGAAGAATTACTCCTTATTATAGAAAATTTTCTACCTGATTGTGATTAACTAAGTAAACATCCTTATACTACTCTAGTATGTATAAATACATACTAGAGTATATTTATATATAATATAAGCGCAAGCAAAGAAAGTCCAGAAATATCTTGACATCCAGAAATATCTTGATATAATAGAATCAAGAAAGGATGGCGAAGAAAAATGACGGCAAGTGAAGCGATAAAGGAAATTTTGAAATTGAAGGAATTGAACCAAGCGAAGTTAAGTGATATGCTCAACATTCCGCTTAAAACCTTGAATGAACGTCTAAGGCACAAAAACATTAGTGTCAACAAGCTGGATGAAACACTAAGGGTTATGGGATACAAGATTATGGTAGTCCCTCGTGAGACAAAAGTCGAAAATGGGTTTGACATCAAGTGATGGGTGAAAAAAATGCGTTACTTCTTAGCTAGAGTGTCTAGTAAGGAGCAAAGCCTTGCAAGACAGCTTAAAATCGCACGAGATCGGTTCGACATTCCGGACGAGAATGTATTTTGTGATAAAATGACAGGTAGCAGCTTTGACCGTCCGCAGTATAAACGATTGAAAGAGACTGTCAAGGCTGGGGATGAAGTCATCGTCAAGGAATTTGACCGATTCGGGCGTGACAAAGACGAAATGAAGCGAGAACTTCAATGGTTCAAAGAAAAAGGCGTGATTGTTCGCATTCTCGATATTCCGACCACGCTTATTGACTTCCAAGACCAGACATGGGTGCTGGAAATGGTAAACAACATCCTTATTGAGGTTTTGGGTGCAGTAGCTGAACAGGAGCGCAAGAAAACCAAACAGCGTCAGGCAGAGGGCATAGCCGCTATGCCCATTGTTGACGGCAAGCGAGTGTCAGCCAGAACAGGCCGTAGCTTCGGCAGACAGGAAAAGCAAGTTGACGAGCAGCAGTTTGAAAGCCTATTAAAACAACAGCAAAAAGGCGAAATCACTGTAAAAGAGTGCTGCAAGCAGCTTGGCATCGGGAAATCCACTTGGTATGAGCGTGTCGAAAGATACGCAAATAAAAATAGCGGCAGCCCAACCACAAGCCACCGCTAAGAGTACACCAAACCAACCAAAACAGGAAAAAGAATGGTGCAACCACAGTATACCATTCTTTTCTCCAACAGGCAAGAGAAAAGGAGAACAATATGGAAAAGCAAAAACCGTTTTATTGGGATTTTATCAAAAAAGATGCAGATTTGACATTTCGTTCGGTTTTCGATTTTGTAAACTGCAAAGATTTTACTTCCTTTATGCTGGAATGCCAATCTAAGAAATGCAATGTTTTGTTTTATGATGAAAACATATTTTTTGATTTCAAGAAAGAAGGCCCTTCCGAAACGTTTAAGCGGCAAATGAGAGTTGCTCTTCTTACATTTATTTTGGAAAGCATTTCCGCAATAGCAGAAGATTATCTTGCGTATTTTAAGAAATACGCTGGATGGAAGAGCGATAAAACGTTTACTCCTACCTTAATCGAAAAGAAGGAAAGACTTGACCGCGAAACGTGGCTTGATGAGCAAGCGAACATTATTTGACCCGTCAGACATGGTATCGGATTGCTGAACAGAGAAAGGCTGGATAATATGCAGGGAGAAGAACTGATTGTTAAGAATGGTAGCATCACGCTGCGGTCTATGCTTGACTTTGGCGGTTTTCTTGAAATCAAGCGGTTCTTGGAAGCTTGCCATTCGGAAAACTGCACCGTGACTTTTGCAAACGAGGAAATTGTCATTTTTCCGAATGAATACGATGCTGCTAAAGATGCTCTCGTCTTTATTTATGGTACACTGGCAGAAAGACACATTATCATCGAAAAGTATCTTAGTTACAAGTTGATGCTTGGGGATGAAGAACCGAAGCCAACGCTTGTATAATCAAAGAAAGAGGTACGGAATGAATAAACTGCTTTATCGTTATCAAGTGTTTGGATATAAAGGGGCTGCGGCACAAATGATGGACGCACTTATAAAAGAGAAGCCGGATTTGCGAGATGGATACTATTCCCTTCCAAAATTGAGAGATGCAATAGAAAAGGACAAATGGCTTTACAGCGTGATCTCTGGTTCGCATGATAAAGACGGCGTGATTCTTGCTACTCATATTTATGATATGGGCTATGTTACGCTAGGGGATGACGAGCATCCCGGTATTCGTCCGATAAAATGGTATGAGCCGTTGTTTTTTGTAAGGCTGAAAGAAAAATTGCATAAAATTTATTGGTGGCCTTGCAAATCCGGTCCTACGTTATTCGATTATATAAATAAGGTAAAATAAGTTCCGTTAAACTAAATTACATTAAATAATTTTCCGAAAACAGCATTATAAAACCGAATATTTGATTTTTGTGCAGTTGTAGGCACTCTTTACATTTTCAGGTAGGGGGTGCCTATTTTTTTATGCAGCCAAAACAGTGTATTGCCATCATTGACAGCATCAAAGCGTATGCAAAGCAGAATCCGACAGAAGCACAGGTCTATGAGGACTGGTTTCAGGCGGTCGTGAACCTGAGAGATGCTTTGCCGCAGGACAAGCGGTTCGATGCCTACAAATACTCCGGCGAGCTGCGCTCTGTCTGCGCGGCCATGATGGGGAAGATGAAAACAGGCGAGGACGTGGCGAAGGTCTATGACATTATCGGCCGAACGTACCTGTTTGAAGCAAAAGATGTGTTCGACAGCTATTGCATCTACCTTGAATGGAACCGTGCGCCGGAAAAGAAATTCTATCAGCCGAGACGCAGAGTTTTGAAAGTGCTGGCGGATGACCTAGAGGACTTGTTTTATAAGCGGATTGACTTCTTGGGAGTTAGCTTACCCGCTCGCGTCGGAAAATCGACGCTATGTATTTTTTTCATCACATGGCTGATGGGCAACCGCCCTGACGTTGCATCGGTTATGAGTGGGCATTCTGACAAGCTGACCAACGGTTTCTACGGCGAGGTGCTGTCTATCATCACCGACCCTGTGACCTACAACTGGGGCAAAATCTTCCCTGACGTTCAGCTTGTGGACAAAAGCGCAAAGGACGAAAGCGTTGATCTGAACCGAAAGAAGCGTTTTCCCACCCTGACTTGCCGCTCCATCGGCGGTACGCTGACTGGCGCTGTTGAAATTGGCGAGGGCGGTGTTCTGTACAGTGATGACTTGATCGAGGACTTGGAGGAAAGCCTGAATGTTGAGCGTCTGAACAACAAGTACGATGCCTATTTGAACCAGTTGAAAGACCGTAAAAAACAAGGCGCATTGGAACTGATGGTCGGTACACGCTGGAACGTGCTTGACCCTCTGGGACGCATCCAGAACCAGTATGCAGACAACCCGAAGTACAGATTCCGTGTGATTCCTGCGGTGGATGAGAACGGACACAGCAACTTCAATTATGACTATGGCGTTGGCTTTGACGATGCCTACTACGCCGATATGAAAGCCAGCATTGATGATGCAACATGGTGGGCAAAGTACATGGGCAAGCCCTATGTGCGTGAAGGTCTGCTGTTCCCTGCCGATGAACTGCGGTATTTCAACGGCGTTCTGCCTGACGGAGAGCCTGATCGCAAGCTCATGGTCATGGATATTGCATGGGGCGGCGGTGACTTCACCGCTTGCCCTATCGCTTATGTGTACGGTGATGCCGTGTTCATCCCAGACCTTGTGTTCAATAACGGCGATAAAACTGTGACCAGACCGGAAGTCGTTGGCAAAATCATCCAGCACAAAATCAACGTGGTGCGTGGCGAAGCCAACAACGGCGGCGATGAATATTGTGACGTGGTGGACAGCCTGCTTCGGCAGCAGGGTTATCACTGCTCTGTCCGCAGCCAGCGTGCGCCCAGTGGTCAAAGCAAGCTGTCAAGAATTATCCAGTACGCGCCGGACATCAAACGGTTCTATTTCCTTGACGAAAAGCACCAGTCGAAAGAGTACAAGGCATTTATGGAACAGGTCACGATGTTCACGCAGCTTGGCAAAGTTCCGCACGATGATGCACCGGATAGTCTGGCACAGCTTGCCGATGAATTGTATAACGGAATCAGTAAAATTGAGCCTGTCAAGAGGCCTTTTTGATTAAAAACACAATATATTGTGTTTGCTTGGTCTATTTATTTGATTTCACCACTTGACAAAGCTTATAATGTACACAGGAAGTTTTGCAGCTTCCCTTAAAGGAATAGCTTACACGCGGGGTTTTGTCATTTTTACTCGCGTGCGTGTCAACAAGCATATTCCTCCTTTCACCGGTGGAGGTTTTCTCACTCTTTCACCTTCACCGGGCTTTATATGTTGCGTTTCCAATTGTAAGGGGAATGCCAGCCTGTCTCCCCCACGGCTGGCAAGCAACGGTTCGATTCCGTTACGCAGCACAACCAACTACCTAGCTTTGCATGGCTTTATTCTCCAAAACATTCACCGCTATTCCCGGCTCTCAATGTAATGTTTAAGCATGACATTGCAAAGAGCAGCGGTTAACCAATCAAGCCGGGTTTCTATGTTGCATTAGCTCAGTCAGGCTAGAGCACCCGGCTCATAACCGGACATACATTGGTTCAAATCCATTATGCAGCACCAAAATTGCAGCTGACCCGTTTACGTCTGTCCAACAACTGAATGTAAAGGTTGCAATGGTTTTCTTCGGGCGAAGAATAGCACGGCTGGAAGTGCGAATAGTTTCCCAGTAGCTTCTGACAGGTCTGTGCTCAACAGCCTGTTTCCAGAAATCCAACGAAAGGAGCACAGATGGTAGCAAAAGTCAGATGCAAGCGTCCCAGAAAAGACGCAAACGGCAATCCGTGTGATTGCGGACGTTATCTTGGCGAAGTAGAAGGCAAGTTCTCTCTTTTGTGCCCTCTTTGCCATTGGATTACAATTGGAGATTCTAACCTTCCAAAAGATACATGGGTCTCCGTACCAAAGTTTAAGAACTAAATAGCTTTTGAAGCGCAGTTGTAAGCGCAGTGAGATAGACCTTAACAGGTTTGTCTTGCTGCGCTTTTTATTTTGCCGGAAAGGAGAAGCCTACCGTGAGATATGGCGTGCCGTATCGTGGCAGCAAGAACAAAATCGCGCAGTGGGTTACCTCCAATCTTCCTGCTGGTGAGACACTGATTGACCTGTTTGCTGGTGGTTGTGCTGTTACACACGCTGCATTGCTGTCTGGCAAATGGAATCACATTGTTGCGAATGACATTGGCGATGCACCGCAGTTGTTTATGGATGCTGTTCACGGCAAATACGCAAACGAAAAGCGTTGGATTAGCCGCGAAGATTTTCATAGACTGAAGGATTCTGACCCTTACGTTTCGCTTTGTTGGAGTTTTGGTAACAACCGCAGAGATTATCTCTACTCAAAAGAGATTGAACCATGGAAAAAGGCTTTGCATTATGCAAGAGTGTTTGGCGATACGTCCCTTTTGCGAGAGTTCGGAATCAATTCAGATGGTAGCTCAAAGGACATCAAGACAAACAGCGAGGAGTACAAAAGGTTTTATTCGCAGTGGCTTGGATGTCAAGCAAAACATAAAATGCTCCATGATTTAGGACACCTCGAAAGGATAAAGAATCTTGAACGCTTGCAGAATCTTGAACGCTTGCAGAATCTTGGAGCCATACAAAAGCTTGAAGGTCTGCAAATGAATTACAGGGACGCACAAATTCCGTCAAATGCAGTTGTGTACGCAGACCCTCCCTATAAACGGACGAATTGTACGGGATACAAATGCGATTTTGACCATGAATTGTTTGAAAAGTGGCTTGCCGAAGTTCCGTTCATGGTTGTTATCAGCGAGTATGAAGCGCCAAGTGGGTGTGTAGAAGTTGCAAGTGCAAAGAAGCAATCCACTATGGGCGCTGGCAATAAAGGCGGGTCTGCTATTGAAAAGCTGTTTGTTCAAGAACGGTTTGTCGAACAGTACAAGCAAATGATGGGAAGATTCTAACGGAAAGGAGGAACACATGGCTGAGTATCAGATAGTTGTTGACGGATTTTTGAATAATCCGCTGACCGGACGCAGACCGATTGAAACGCCGGAGACGGAAATCAATCGGGAGAACGTGCTGAAAGTGGTAATGGGCAAGGCAGAGCCTATTCATCTGCTGAACAAGAACGAGATTCGCTTTCTGCACAACTACTACTTGGGTAGTCAGCCTGTCCTCCACCGCACGAAGGAATATCACGCTGAAATCACAAACCGCATTGTGGAGAACCACGCTAATGAGTGCGTGGGCTTCTACACAGGTTATATGAGCGGCACGCCTTGCTCTTATGTGCGGTCTGAAACTGCAACAGGTGACGGTGAGGAAATCGCCCGCCTGTCCAACGCCTTGCAGTATGAGGGCAAGGATGCGCTTGATCGGCGGCTCTGGCAGTGGATGTTGGAGTGCGGACAGGGATACCGCATCGTTCTTCCTGACAAGGGGTATGGCGGCAACTACCCGGACGAAACACCCCTGCTGGTGGACGTTCCCGACCCAGACATGGCGTATGTGATTTATAACTCCGGCATCGGGCATAAGCCGATTGCCAACGTGCTGCACATCCCACGCAATTATCAGAACGACCTGAACGACCTGATTTGCGTGTACACGCCAAACCAGTACTTTGAAATCGACAACGGCAAGGTTACAAAATCAGAGAATCATTCTCTGGGTATGCTGCCGATGGTCGAATACAAGCTCAACCCAGAGCGCATGGGTCTGTTTGAACCGGCTATCCCTGTTCTGGATGCCATCAACAATCTTGAAAGCAATCGTCTGGACGGTGTGGAGCAGTTCATCCAGTCTATCCTGGTCTTTATTAACTGTCTTGTCGATAAAGAAGCGTTGGAAGCTGTTAAGGCTATGGGCGCAATGTCGATCAAGTCTACTTCTGGACTTGCTGCCGATGTAAAACAGCTTGCAAACGAGCTGAACCAGCAGCAAACGCAGATTCTGCTTGATTCCATGTTGAACGTGTACCGTAGCCTGACTGCCATGCCTAGTGCCACTGGTAGCGAGAACGCAACGTCCGACAACGTGGGCGCAGTTATCGTCCGCAACGGCTGGAATCACACAGAAGCAAGGGCGCAGCAGTACGAAAATATGTTCAAGTTCTCGGAGCGCCAGAGCCTGTCTGTAATGTTAAAAATCCTGCGTGACGCGGCTGGTTCTAAGCTGATGGCAAGTGACATCAACATCAAACTGCCGCGCCGTCAGTACGACAACCAGCAGAGCAAGGTTCAGATTTTTGCGCAGATGTTGCAGCAGACCATTGACCCGCAGTTGGCGTTCACCACGCCCGGTCTGTTCCCTGACCCGCAGGCCGCTTATGAAATGAGCAAACCGTTCTTGATTGCCGCTGGCAAGCTGGGCGAGGATGGGAAAGCACCGAAGCCGAGACAAGCAGTCTACCGATAGCAATAAAGAAACAGAGGGCGAATAACCCTTTGCATATTCCGGCAGGGAAGCCGGGATACAAATTTCGCAGCGTTGCAGGGAAGCAACGGTAAAAAAACGCAGGAGGAAATTAACAATATGAACTACAAAGCGTTACTTGGTGATGCCTACAAAGAGGGCATGACCGCCGATGAAATCATTTCTGCGCTTGAAAAGGTTGCAGACCCTAGCGCAGAGGTCGAGAAGCTGCGCAACGCCGTAACGAAAGCCAACGGTGAAGCAGCCGAGTACAAGAAGCAGCTCAAGGCAAAGCGCACCGATGACGAGAACGCCGCACAGGAACAGGCTGACAAGCTGGCAGAAATGCAGAAACAGATTGAAGCCCTGACTGCTGACAAGGAAAACCTCGTCAAGGAAAAAACCCTTGCATCTTACCGTGAAAAGTTCGTTGCACAGGGTTATGACGCTGAACTGGCTGGCAAGGCTGCATCTGCGCTGGCTGACGGCGACATGGACAAGGTGTTTAAGTTCCAATCGGAATTTATGACCGCCCATGACACCGCATACAAGGCTTCTTTGCTGAAGGATATGCCCACGCCTCCGGGTGCGGATGGCAAGGGCGGCTCTGACAGCGAAGGCGTGGCGTTTGCTAAGAGCCTTGCACAGCAGAACGTAAATACTTCTAAGGCATCGAGTGACGCAATGAGTGCTTTCCATTAACAAGGAGGAAAACATGAAGTTTACCCGAAACACGGTCAACGGAATCAACGATACCATCCTTGCTTCCAATGACTACACCGCCATTCCCTTTACCGTGACCGAAACTGCTGCGGTTAAGGCTGGCTATCCCATGACGTTGGCTGGCAAGAAAGCTGTTGCTGCTGGCGAGACTGGTTCTAAGACGATCAACGCTGACGGCATCCTACTGTATGACGTTGACCCGGAAGAGAACCCCAACGCCGCCCTGCTGATTCGTGGTGTTATCGACACCAAGAAGGCAGCGGCAAGTTCCAGCTTCACCTTTGACGCTGACGCAATCAAGGCACTCAAGACTGCCGTTCCTGGCATCTTCTGCCGTGACAACATCAGCGTGAACGCTTAATAGGAGGTAAAACAACATGGCACTGAATCTTAAGGAAGTCTTTGCCCCGGCTGCGATTGCCGCCTATTGGACGAATGACCCTACTAATGCGATGCCCTTTGCATCTGACGCACTGTTCCCCGCTCAGAAAAAGGCTGGTCTTGACCTGAAGTGGATTCGCGGCCACAAGGGTGTTGGCGTGTCTCTGATGCCCAGCGCATTTGACGCAAAGGCTACGTTCCGCACCCGTGAGGGCTTCAAGTTCGATGAGACCGAGATGCCGTTCTTCCGTGAGGGCTACCATCTGGGTGAGAAAGACCGTCAGGAAATCTTGCGTGTTCTCGACAGCAACGACCCCTATGCCCGTGACGTTGTGAAGCGCATTTATGATGATGTAAGCGATCTCGTCACCGGCGCACGCATCGTGCCTGAACGTATGATTTGGCAGTTGCTGGCTCCTGCAAATGGCACTCCCGGCATCACCATCAAGGCAAACGGTGTGAACTACACTTACAATTACGACCCTGATGGAACGTGGAAAAAAAGCAATTACAAGGCACTGACAACTTCCGCAAAGTGGGACACTCCCGCTTCTGCTACGCCTATTTCTGACCTGATTGCTGCGGCCGATGCTGTCAATAATGCAACTGGTGAAGAAGTCACTCGCGTCTTTATGAACAAGGCTACGCTCGCGAAGATGATTGCTGCTGATGAAGTAAAGAACCGATTCCTTACCATCAACAATCGAACCACTTCCGTTCTCACCGCGAATGAAGCAAAGGAAGTTGTTCGTCAGGCAACTGGCCTTGAGATTTTCACCTACAACAAGAAGTATCGTCCTGAAGGCGGTGGTGACACCGCAAAATATCTTCCTGACGGTTATGTTGTTCTGGCTCCTGATGGCAAACTCGGTACGACTTGGTATGGCACTACCCCTGAGGAAGCCGATCTGATGTCCGGCCAGTCCGGCGCATCCGTGTCCATTGTGAACACCGGCGTTGCCATTACCACCGAGTTGACCGTGCATCCTGTCAACACTAACATCTATGCTTCTGAAATCGTCCTGCCGTCCTTTGAGCGCATGGACGCTGTGTACTGCATCAAGGCTTACTAAGGCGAAAGGAGGAAAGCAGCATGGGAGACCAGTATTCCGAAGCGGCAGTCAAGCTGGGGCAGTACATTGCTCCTGCACTTGACCGTGAAGTCACGGACGAGGACTACTCACTCTTCGACCTGCTGCTTGATTTCGCCAAAGACAAGATATTTGCACAGGGCTACCCTTTCGGCAACAGGCCGGACGAGTTGCCCTTGCAGTATCAGTCGTTGCAGATACGCATCGCAGCGGAACTGTACAACCACATCGGAGCAAACGGACAAACGAGCTATACCAACAACGGCATTACTCGTGTGTGGGAAAGCTCTGATGTGGCGCAGTCCCTGCTGAATGAAGTGGTTCCGAGAGTAGGTGTTATCGGCTGATGTTCAATGGTAGCCCGCTGGATAAACGCCCACTGTGGTACTCAAACCCGGTCGGCGAGAAAAAGCCTGTTGTGGACGAATGGGGAAACGAAACTGGCGAATCGGCATACGAATCGTGGAGTGAACCCGCAAAGCTGATGTTGAACGTCAGCCCTCCTACTGGTTCTGCTGAGGCAAGCCCTTTTGGAGCGTTCACGGATTACAGCTATGTGGTCAGTTCGTCCAGCAAAAAGCATAACACTCCACTTTATGAGGGTACGCACGTTTGGTTTCAGACGGACGTTTCAAAGCCCTTCAACTACATTGTGGTCAAGGTCGCAGAGCATATCACGGACACGTTGTATGCGCTGAAGGAGGTGGCCGCAAGTGAAAATTAAAGTGAGGTTGAGCGATGCCGGACTTCGTGATGCGGAACGTCAGATACAGGAGTACAAGGCCACCCTGAACAAAAAAGCTAGAGCACTTGCTTTTCGCCTTTCGTGGCTTGGGCTTGAAGTCGCAAAGGTACGTTTCGCTAACGCAGAATACGCTGGCTCCAATGACGTAAAATGCCATATCAACCAAAAAGACAAGACTTGCACCATCGTTGCAGCGGGCAAGGCGGTTGCCTTTATCGAGTTCGGTACTGGCGTATCCCATTCCGCTTATGTCGGCGAACTCCCTGCTGGTGTTGGCGAACACGGAACGTATGGAAAAGGCAATGGACAGCATAAGCGCTGGTACTACTACGGTGACTCCGGCAATGCTGGCACGCCTGTCAAGCAGGTGGATGGCAAAGGCCAGTTGAATTACACCGATGGCAACGAACCGGCTATGGCTATGTGGGGGGCTGTTGAAGAAATGGCTTCTCAGGTAGAAGCAACGTGGAGGGAGGTCTGGAATAGTTGATTGATTATTTCAATTCCATCTTCACAGCTGTTGCCAAGGAGCTGCGAAAGCAAGTCCCCGGCATCTTTGTCACCGGTGAAATCAATGACAGCAACGTCAAAAAATTTCCGTGTGTGCAGATAGAGGAAAACAGCAACCTCCCGGTTCATCGGGATTCTGCCAGCAGAAGCAAGTATGCTGCCGTTTCTCTGCGTGTGCGTGTCTATTCCAACAAAACAAGCGGACGCATTGCAGAAGCCCGCTCCATTTTGGGCGTCGTGGATTCTGTACTTGAACCGCTCAATTTTTATCGAAAATCGTTTGCCCCGTTGAATGGGCTGTACAACAATTCCGTCTATCGGATTGATTGCAGCTACGGGGCAACAATCGGAGAGGACGGAATGATTTACCGAAAATAAGGAGGTAAACATTCTATGAGTACTGCTATCTCCGGTCTGAATACCACCCTGTACTGTGGCGACAGCGCAACCGCTCTGACGAAGCTGTGCGACATCAAGGATGTGCCCGACCTGATCTCCGAGCCGAACCTTCTGGATGCCACCACTCTGTCTGACCCCATGCAGGTCAACATCTTTGGCATTATCCAGTCCGATACCAAGTCTTTCACCGCCAACTACAACAAGACTGACTACAAGAAGGTCAAGGAAGCTGGCTATGATGAGACTTCCGAAAGCAACACCGTGAAGTATTATGCCCTGAAGATGCAGGACGGCTCCGGCTTCACTTGGCAGGGTATGCATCAGGTTGGCTTGTCTGGCTTTGGCGTGGACGAGGTTGTGGAAATGACCATCAACTGCATTTTCACTAAGAAGCCTGAGTTCAGTGAGACCCTGACTGTTACTGGCGGCTAAACCGCAAAAATCGAATCAATCAAACCGGGCAGAACTGAACAACGGATTTGGTTCTGCCCCTATTTATAAAGGAGAGCATTTATTATGGCTGCTAAGGTTATCAATTTTCATTCCCCCGATGGCAAGGATACCTACGAACTGACCTTCACCCGTGACAGCGTGGAAGCTACCGAACGTGCAGGCTTTCAGATTGGCCAGTATACCCAGATGACCAATCTGCTGTCCAACTCTCGCGCTTTGTTCTACGGTGCTTTCATCGCACGGAACAAGGGCATCAAGCGTAAGGTAGTGGACGAGATGTTCCAGCACATCGAGGATAAGGAAGACCTGATGGGCGTTCTGCTTGAGATGTTCATGGACGCTTCTAAGTCTCTGCTGGCAACTGACACCGAGGACAAGACCGCAAAAAACGCAACGTGGGAGATTGTGTAACCGCACAATCTCAGGAATCAGACGGAGAGGGAGAACCGTTTTCCTTCTCCAAGCTGTTCCACGATGTAGAAGCCTATTACATCTCCATCGGCATGACCTACGAACAGTTCTGGTACGGCGATGTCTGGCTGGCAAAGGTCTACCGTGACGCAGAGGAACTGCGGGAACGCAGAGCCAACACGGAAGCGTGGAGAAACGGATTTTACATGGCATCTGCGCTTTCCTCTACGGTTGGCAATATGTTCCGAAAGAAAGGGTCTAGCCCCATCAAGTACATGGATAGGCCGATTCCCCTTACCCAAAAGGAGAAAGACGAGTATGAATACCAACGCGCAGTTGAGGCGCAGGAGCGAATCAAGAGAATGATGTTCTCTATGATGGAAAGTGATGGTGGTAGCGATGGCTGATGTTGATATTACGAGCTTATCCGTAGAAATCTCTGCGGAATCCAGCGGTGCGGAGCTTAATATCGACAAGCTCGCTACCGCCATTTCTAATTTGCGGACAAAGGGCAACGTGTCGAAGGTGATTGATGGGTTGGATAAGCTCACCAATTCCCTCACTGCGTTAAAGTCCGCGCAGGGAGATTTTAGCGGTCTTGAAAGCGTTACTCGGTTCATTGATGGCATCAGCAAGGTCAATACAAGTGAAAGCGCAAAGGGCATCAGTACACTGGCAAAGAGCATCGCTAAACTTCCGGAATCCCTTACCGGCATGGGCGCTCTTTCTGATAGCGTTGATACCCTGCTCGATGTTACGGATGCTTTTGACCTTATGGCTACCGTTCAAGACCCAAAAGGCTTGAAAAGTGCCATCAACGCCATCAAAAAAATCCCGGAAGCGGTCAGCGGTGTGCAGGGCATCAGTTCTGACATTGGCGATGTGAAGCCCGTCTTGAACGGATTCAATAATCTTCCTTCCGTCACTGCGCCGGAAGGATTGAGCAGCTTTGTAAGCCTTTTGCGCCGAATCCCGAAAGCAGTGTCTGAAGCAAACAAAGCTGATTACACACAGCTTGCCGAAAGTTCCCGACAGTTGATGAATGGTCTTGCTCCGTTGTCTGTTCTGGATTTTAGCAATCTGAAAAATCTCGGAAGCGTCTTGAATCAGCTCAACAAGATTCCTGACCTTGCGCAAAAGCTGGATAGCAAGACGGTGGGTGACTTTTCTACTGCTTGCCAAAAACTGTCTGCCGCCCTTACTCCCCTTGCATCTCAGCTTGACAAGGTGGGCAATGCTTTTGCAAAGCTCCCTCCGCAGTTGAGCAAAGTGGTCACACAGGCAAACCGCGTGACCGCAGCCAACGAAAAGCAGCGTAAGAGCTATCTCAGTCTGTCCAATCAGATAAACGGCTTTATGCGAAACATGGCAAAGCTGGTTTCGCTGAAAGCCATTGCTGAATATCTTGGCAATGCCGTTGCAAAGTTCAACGACTTCTATGAAGCAACAGACCTGTTTCATAATGCTATGGGCAATTTGAGCGGTGAAGCCGATGCGCTCATTAGCAAGATGCAAGGTCTGCTTGGAGTTGACCCAACCAAAGCGATGACCTACATGGCTACCATCCAGAGCTTGGGTACTTCGTTTGGTCTGGCCAGCGACAAGGCATACGTTCTGTCCAAGAACCTGACTCAGCTTGCCTATGACGAAGGTTCCTATTGGAACAAGGACGTTGCGCAGACCTTTACTGCAATGTCCTCCGCAATCTCTGGCGAGATTGAGCCTATTCGCCGTCTGGGTGTCGACCTGTCTCAGGCACGGTTACAGCAGGAGCTTCTAGCTTTAGGCTTTAACAAACAGGTTTCTAGTCTGTCTCAGGCAGATAAGGCAGTTCTGCGTTATATTGCCATTATGAAGCAGACTGCCAACGTGCAGGGCAACCTTGCACAGACCATCCAGAGTCCTGCGAACCAGATCAAGATTCTGAAAGCACAGCTTGATATGTTGGCAAAATCTGTCGGCTCTCTGCTCTACCCCGCCCTGAAATCCATTCTTCCCCCGCTGATTGCCGCTGTTCAGCTCATTCGAGAGTTTGTCGAGTGGGTGGCAAAGCTGATGGGTGTGAAGGTCGTGTTTACTGATTTCACCAAGAGCGCTGATAGCGTTGGCGGCATTGGCGATGCAATGGATGATACTGCCGATTCCACAAAGAAAGCTGCCAAGGCCTTGAAAGACTACACGATGGGCTTTGATGAACTCAACATCATTGACCCAACGCAGGGAAGCTCTGGCTCTGGCAGCGGTGCATCTGCTGGCAATATCTTGGGCGACGTAGACCTATCCGGCTACGATATGTTCAAAGAGTATGTTGGCAACGCTGTGGATGAAATCAAGGAAAAGCTACGCAAACTTGCTCCTATTGTTGCTGCTATCGGCGCCGGTTTTGCCGCATGGGCTATCGGGAATGCGCTTCTTACTGCGTTGAAAGACACTCATGATTGGGCGTACAAGCTCGGCAAAATCGTTGGTGGTCTTAATCCAGAGCTACTTTTGGTAGCCGGAACGGTGGCTCTTATCGTTGGCCGATTTGTTCAGCTTTATCAAAACAGCGAAAATTTCCGGCAAGGTTTAGTCCGTATCAAAGATTTGATTTACCTTGCGGGTCTTGGGTTTACGCAAGGCTGGAATATTTCTTTGACTGATGGGAAACTTGGCGAGTCTATCAAATGGCTAAAAGAAGCTCTTTCTAATCTCGGTCAAGCGATTTGGAATTTGATTCCTGAAGAATGGCAGGGAAAAATCTCTACTGCATTCGAGACAATTCAAAAAGTCGTCAAAGACCTTGACCTCGATTTGGGCGATTTGGTCATGACGCTTATTGGAATCGGGCTAACCATTAGTGGCCATCCTGTTGCTGGTCTTGCGGTTCTTGGGTTTGAGGCTGTTTCTGTTGCCGTGCGCAGCCTTGGCAGTGAAAGCGAAGCGGAAGCGTTTCAGCTGAAATCTGATTGGCACGATGCTTTCGTAAATTTTGGCAAGATTGCAGCCGAAACGGTGGCTGACATCATAACTGCCCTCGGAAATCTTATCAATGATTTTGCGATTTTTATCGGATGGATTCAGAACGGCGTTTCTGAAACGGAAATGCTCGACATCCAAATGAATGGCAATTTTCTTGAAGGAGCCGTTGCAGCACTTGCTCAGGTCATCCATAACATGGGCGTCTTTATTGGGTGGATTACAAAAGGTGTTGACGAGTCCGACCGTCTTGCTATTGCCGCTAACGGGAATTTTGCAGAAAAGTTCGTTCTCCTGATTGCCGACGTAATCAACGGAATCAAAGACGCTGTTGAGTGGTTCGGAAAGTTTGTTGATAAAGTGTCCAAATTTAATCCTATCAGCGTTGGTAAGAATATTATTGATGGTATTGCAAAAGGCATTACCGGAAACAAAAACGTCTCCAACGATGCCGCAAAAGAGCTTACTGATGGGATAAAAAAAGAGACGCAAGATGAACTTGATATTCACTCTCCCTCTAAGTGGTTTGAAGGAATTGGCGGCTACGTCGTTCAGGGCCTTGCAAATGGTATTACTGGCTCTCTCGGTTACGTCAACGATGCTATGAATAAACTTGTAGACGCCACCAAGCTCAAGGGCGAAGAGATGGCGAACTATGGCATTGACTGCGGCACAAGCTACGTCAACGGCATCATTTCCGGGCTAGACTCTAAGTGGGCCGAACTCGATAACAACCTCAAGACCGACTTCTTCGGCACGGCGCAAACTTTCATTCAGGCCGCGCAGAGTGGCGACTGGAAAACGGTCGGCACTACCATTGCCGCTGGCATTTGGGGCGCTATGGGCGATGAGCAGCGTAAACGCGTCAAGTCCGTTGCAAGCGATTTGCTTGGCAGACTGAGCAAAGAATTGAAAAACCAAGCTTCTTCTCTGCTGAATACAGCCGCTACCATTGGCAAAAATCTGGTGAGCGCACTGACTCAGAATTTCGGAAAGGTTTCCTCTGAAACTCAGACGATGCTTTCTGGTATTACGCAGGCTTTCGGAAACGTGAAGTCTCCTCTCGCAACGGCTGCTAAAGCAATCAGCGCTGCGCTGTCTGGCGGCTTGCTCAGTTCTTTCCCGACAATTTTCGCTGGGTTTGCCGGGCTGGTAAGCACCATCGGAACCGCAGTGGCGGGAATGCTTTCTGCTGTGGGCGCCGCCCTCAGCGCTACGGTTTTTGGCATTCCCGCTGGAATCGTAGCCCTTGCTGCTGCCGCCGCCCTTGGTGTTGCAATCGCTGGAATCGTATCGAAACTTGGTGGTAGCCATTCTACCAGTAGTTACAGCGATACATCTCAGTATGTTGGAAGCTCTAGCTACAATTCCTCGACATCCAGCTCTTCCTATAGTGGCACTTATTCTGCCGCAAGTGGAAACTCCGAAGAGATGAGAGATGCTGTGTACAACGGCTGCTACAATGCATTCCTCGACATCTGGCAGCGGTATGGAGAGGAAATCTCTGATGGAAGAGATGTAAGAGTGTACCTTGATAGCAAGCAGCTCACCGCTTCTGTTGAAAAGACCCAGAAAGAACGTGGCGTGTCTATTATGGGTACCGAAGTTTATTCCTATTAAGAAAGGATGGTTCAGATGGCCAATATTCCTGCCCTGGTTACGGTGAATGGCGTAGAGCTGCCGGAACCATCCTCTTATGAGGGAACGACTAGTACTATCGTAGACTCTGGCCGAAATGTTCAGGGAAAGGTTGTTGGTTCTGTCGTGCGGCATGATGTGGCAAAGGTCTCCATGTCTTGGAACTACCTCACCGCACGGCAGTGGGCCGACATCTTGAGCCTTTTTACCACGAATTTTTACTGCACTGTTAAATTCTATAACCAAGCCACAGCTGGTTATACCACCCGTCAGATGTATGTCTCCGACCGCACCGGCGGCATGTGGCGTAGAGGGCCGAAAACCGGTGGCGTGATGGGATGGACAGGGTGCAAACTTTCTCTTGTGGAGGTATGACGTATGGTTGAAGTCTCCGATAAGTGGAAAGAAAAATTTAACGAAACCCTTGTCCCGGAATCTTTTGTAGAGATCACCTGTGGAATTACTGAACCCGGTATCAACAAAAAGGCTACCATCGTCACGTCATCGGCAGCCCCGTTCTCCACCTTTCACAGTATTGCGCTTTCCAATAACGCTTCCATTTCGAGGTATTCCACAGGAGAGCTTAATCTCACTGTTCTTGACGGAAGTTGCGCCATTGTTCCTTCTTCCCCTCCGTATGGAACTACTGGTTTTTTGAGCGCCAAGATTTTTGACGATTCAAATCATCCTGTTATCCGGCTTGAGCTTCCGAGTGAGAGCAAGTCCTCGATTCCCGGCGTTTCAATTTGCTGGTCTACGGTATTTGAAGAATACGCTACAGATTTTTCGGTCAGCGCATATCTTGGGACTAACAGGTTAAAAACTGTGACCGTAAATGGAAACAAATCCGTCCGTTCTGATGTTGATGTAGAGCTTTCCGGGTTTGATGCCGTAGAGATTGAGGTGCTGAAGTGGTGTCTCCCTAACCGCCGAGTAAGGGTCGAACAAGTGAAAATCGGAAGGTATCTGGTGTTCGACAAGACCAAAATCTTGTCCTACAGCCATTCTTCTGCAAGAGACCCTATCTCCGGGCAGCTTTCTCAGGAGTCGATTTCCTTTAGCCTTGATAACAGCGACCGCACATGGGACTCCGTAAACCCTCAAGGGATTTACAAGTACATCTATGAGCGCCAGCCTGTCACTGTTCGTTATGGAATGGATGTTGACGGGAAGACCGAATGGGTGAGCGGAGGAATGTTCTTCTTGTCAGAGTGGAGCGTCCCCGCCAACAGCATTGAGGCGTCCTTTCAGGCGCGAGACGCTTTCCTGTATCTATCCAGCACGAAGTACACCGGAAGAAAATACGGTACACTTTACCAGATGTGCTACGATGCGTTAGAACAGCTTGAGGCAGACGGAATCACAGCAGAAATCTCTGATGAACTGAAAGACTACTCTACGGACATCACGAGCGATGGGTCTGCTTATCACAATTCCGATATTTTGCAGCTTGCCGCCAATGCGGCCGGAATGGCTCTGTACCAGACTCGTGATGGCGTGATAAAGATTAACCGTGTGTACGGTTCTGTCGCCTCTGACTCGGTATTGGATATTCCGGTGCTGAACAATTATTCTTGGCCGGAAATCACCTTTGCTCAAAATATGCTCAACGTGGTGACCACCGTAGGTGGCGTTACCTACGCTTATCCCGAAAGCCCTTCGGGCAAAGGCGTGAGCCAGACGCTGAGCAATGTTATGCTCACAAAGGACATTCTTGCAAAATCCAGAAATGCCCTTACGGAGTCTTATGGAGTCCTTTCCAATCGTCGCAAGGCTTCTCTTACTTATCGGGCAAGCCCTATCGTTGACGCTCTTGATATGGTAAAGATTCACCATCAGTTCAATTACGATGCTGTTTTGCTGGTGACCAATGCAAAATACACCTTCAATGGGTGCTTCAAAGGCACTGTAGAGGGGTACATGATGGCAGATGCTCAGGCTTTGTCTCTTGACCATGTCAGCGAACAGCTTGACTGGGGCGATTCCGTTGTTCTTTCCGCTACCCTGTCCCCTGCTACCATTGATTCTCCCAAAATCAACTGGGCAGCTTCTCCCGAAGGGATTGTCTCTCTTCACGTTCTGACAAATGCAGAGGGAAAATCCACTTGTCAAGTCAAGTGGAACTCCCCGGGCAAGGCTGTTGTCACTGCCTTTGTGGGCAACGTCTCCGCGAAATGCTCTTTCATTACAACATCGTACAACCTGTTTGATGTTGCAGAGGGCGACACTGTTCTTATGGACGAGGGCGGCAACGTGGCTGAGTTCATTGTTGCGAAGCATGACTATGAGAGCGAGTTGAACGGAGCCGGACGAACTCTTCTGGTTCGAAAACACTACGCGGCTATCATGGCTTGGAATTCTACATGGTCTACTTATGCCAGCAGTGACGTGAGCAGTTGGCTTAACGGCGACTACTTCAACTCGTTCAGTTATGCTCAAAAGCAAGCTATCAATAAGACAACCATCTACTACACCCCGGGCTTCTCCGATTCTTACTGTAACTCTGGTAGCAGCAGGGTATCCACGATGGCCGAAAGTGTTTTCCTTCTTTCCAGCCATGAGTTTGGATACGACACGGAAGGTTCTGATGCCCCGAATTGGACGACTAGCAGCCCGAGTTATAAGCACAACGAGGGGACTCCCCTGCAAAATGCATCTGAAATCCTGAAGACAATGCTTGCATCCGATATAGAGGGTTCTGAGAGAGGGCGTTCCATTTGGACAAGAACTCCTTATCTGTACTCGCTTCAGATGCTCTATGATATTGCTGGCACAAGCTCAAGCGCCAACAAGTACTGGCGACCTCTGTTGGTCAGCAAACTTGTAAACGCATACGCCGTGTATGATTCTACGTTACAAGTGAATGGCAACGCAGAGACGATTTCTTATGCTACGAATGACGAGGGTCCTCGTAAATATGACAATGTCGTTCACCCCGCATTTACCGTTCCAAAGTCTCTTTCCATTGACGCTAAAGGCAAACTGATTTTTTAAGAGGTGATTGTATGGCAACATGGATTACAGACCGAACGCAGGCAGATGTAGACCGGGTAAAAGAGCTAACAGCCAAAGCCAGAACCGGCACATGGACAACGGCTGAACAGCAGGAGTGGGCCGCCGGTATGAAAGGAGCGCTCAGTTACACTGACTATGCACGAATCGAACAGGGCATGAAAGAGCTTGCTGACATTGTCGGAGTGAAACTTCCTATCGACCCGATTTCGGTCGTGACGGCGCTTAATACTTCCGGCGACATCCCCGCGTGGGACAATTATCCCGCCAAGTCCGAGTTCTTCATGCCGCTGACTGCTAAGAAAGCGGGCCTGCCGCTCCGCTTGCTGGGATTCCGCGTCAAGGGCTACATGCCAGGCAAAATGCGCACCGTCCTGCGCAAGTACGGCACCGAGACCGCCCTAGTAGACAAGTCCATCGACCTTGTCAAAGGCTATAATGATGTAGTGCTGGACATGGGCAGTATCGTGCTGGAAAAGGGCGTCGAATACCAGCTCTATTTCGCCGCCGCCAACAACTTCTATCCGCCCTCTGTCGAGCCATCTTGGGTCGTAGCAAACGACTACATCGACATTGCACACGGCAGCGCCTACTATGGCGATGACGCCAAAATGATTTTTTCTGGAACAATCACTTTCACCGGAACGTCTACTCCCGAATGGGGGCCGAACAGCTATCTTACTACAGAGGACGCCAATCGTTGGATAGCCAGCGTGAAAGCCATTCGTTCAAAATGCAGCGGAACAAGCTCTACTCCGGATGTGCCGAAATCTCTTTCTATGAAATTTGGCGTGATAAATCAGGTCGAAAAGATACTTTCTGACATCGAAAGTATAGCCAAAGATTACACGCTTTACTGCTCCGAGCCAATTTGTGGAGGTGAACCTTACTATGCAGTTTATTGACCGAAAAGCAAAATATCCGGGCCGTTGGACTATGAAAAAGTCAGACGGTACATCAGAGGTCGTCACTCTTGTCCGGAACGATGAACCCATCGTGGAAGGCACTCCCATAAACGCCAACACTCTTAACGCATTGGGCGGCACTGATACGACCCTCTCCGTCGAGGGTATGGCGGCGGATGCGGCGAAGGTGGGAAAGGCGATCAATGCGGAGAGCGAAAGAGCAAAGGGGGTGGAAAGTCAGCTAAAAGAAGATTTAGGTGAGCAAATAGGGTCTCAGAAGCTTAATGGGTATTATAATTTAGCAAAGTTGGAAAATGCTACAATTCACAAAGGAAAAAGGGTAGCACAGTTTAATACCGATACAAGCGAGCCTGTGCTTGTTGATGATAAATTATACACGACTGTGATAATGCCGATTGATAAATCTTTTGGCAATTATAATATGCTTATAGGAAATAATCCACCATCTTCAGGAATTGCTATGGCGCGCTATAAAGCAGGTGTAATTTATAGCGCTACGTCCTATAACTTTAGTAGGTTAAGCTGGGATGCGAAATATGATGAATCCAACCATGTTTTATCATATCTTACGAACAAGATTATTGAATCTTATAGTCAAGTTGACACCTACGTTTTTTGCTTTTATAATACAGAACCAATCGTATATCCAGATGTTTTCCCCAAACTCGATAGTGGTGTGTTGCAGCTACTGAAAATCATAGGGAAAGAACAGCTAACGGATGATTTGCAAAATACTATAACGAATATTTCCAATCTGTTATCGATTGACATTATGCTTCAAGATGAAATTTATAGTGTTATCGGACACGAGCATAATATTTATTTTTGGAATGTAATAAAATGCTCGAATATTAATGATTACACAATACGAGTTAGCGGTGCGAATTATGGAAGCGGAATAAAAAATCTCGGTGATTGTGTGCGCATGAAACCGACGGAGGCAAAAAAACAAGTACTTATTTTTAAGATATATAAAAATGATGCACTTATTAAAGAAAAATCAACGATGATCAAAATGATTGCTGATAATAGACCATCTGCGAGAAAAGTTATCTTCATTGGAGATAGTATGGTCGAAAATGGATATGAAGTTGCCGAACTTAAAAAAATGTTTGGCGAGGACATGACTTTTTATGGCACGAGACAAGGGGGACAAAGAGACAGCAGTGACACATGGCAAACAGTTTGCCATGAAGGGCGTTCGTCGTGGGACAGCGGAGAATATTTGAATAAAGCCTCGAAAAATAATGTTGCGAATGCCTTTTATAATCCGTCTACATCAAAATTTGATTTTTCATATTATATGAATAACAATGCTTCATTTAATGACGTAACAGATGTTTTTATACAGTTGGGAAATAATGATGCTGACAAAATGACAAAGGAACAGTATGTTTCAAACATCCAGTACATTATTGACGATATTCATAAATATAAATCAAATATTAAGGTTTTTGTATGCGTTCCATCTCCAGTAGTAAATGATGGATATGCTTATGGAATAAGAAATTATGTAGATGTGCAGTATAGCAAAAATCACTTGTTTGAATGTGGAAAGCATTTGATAGAAAATGTAAAAAATGCAATATGTGTTCCCATTTATCAAAATTTGGACTGCTATAATGACTTTCCTAAGGCAGAAGTTGCTTTCTCTGCAAGAAATCCAGATAAGCATACTGTTTGTAATGATAACGTGCATCCATCTAAATATGGATTTTATAAATTTGCAGACACGTTATATTGTGCTATTTTAGGAGCTTACGCAAATTAACTAAAGAGGGCTTTATCTAACCTTAAAAACAAAAAGGAGTCTCAAAATGCTGCACACCATCCTCAACTTCCTCACTTCCCTCTTCTCCACTCTCTCCCGGGCGGCAGATGCCTCTACCTCTGACCCGGTGTCCACGGTGGACACCCAGAGTGCTGCTCCTCCCGGCTGGGAGGGCGCACCACCCTACCGCTACATCGACGTGAGCCGGTATCAGGGCAAAATCACCCTCGACGGCTGGCGCAAAATTAAGGCGGCGGGCTACAAGGGGGCCATGCTCAAGACGGTATCCACCAACAGCAAGCTGAGCAAACGTAAGGACGGGCTGTACGTCGACCCGACATTTGAGACCAACTACCGCAACGCCAAAGAGGCTGGGCTGGACGTGGGCGTCTACTACTACACCTACGCCACCAGCGAAGCGATGGCGGATGCAGAGCTGTCCCTTGTGCGGGAAGCGGTACGCGGCAAAGAGCTCACCATGCCCGTGTGCGTGGACGTGGAGGAAAACAGGCTTAAAAAGCTCTCCACGCTTGACCTCACCAACGTGGTGGCGTATGCGCTGGAAAAGGTGGAAGCCATGGGCTTTTATGCCCAGCTGTACACCTACACCGGTTACAAGTATGAGCTAGACATGGCTCGGCTGTCCTCTCGGTGGGACGTCTGGTTGGCCGACTACACCGGCAAACCGCCTGCTGTTACCTTTAGGTACAACTCCCACCAGCACACCAGCAAAGGCAGCGTGCCTGGCATCTCCGGCGACGTAGACCTCAACGTCACCACCATCAACTACCCCAAAATCATCCGTAAGAAGGGCCTGACCCGTCTCCGGGAGGGTGCATGACCGAAAAAGAAGCTTTGCTGTGGGTGCTTGGCATCCTTGGCAGCCTGTGTGCTGCGGCCATCACCATTGACAAGGTGCTGGAAATCATCCACAAGTACATCAAAAAGGCTCAGGAGCCGGACAACGTGCAGAACAAGCGGCTGGATGAGATGGACAAGCGCATCGGCACCTTAGAGCAGGGCCAGCTCCAGCACACACAAGCCCTTGCCCGTGACCTGCGCCGCTTTGAAGAAATCGACGAGG